AAATCAAAATAAAGTGAACCAAGCCTACTACATTTGTCGATATCCTTTAAGTCATAATGCCAAACGGAGGTATACAAACCAATATTGTTGTGTAGTTTTCTATATTCACCAATGTCGTCAATGTCATAAAAGGTGGGATTGTCACCCACCTTATCTCTTATGACCCTATCAAGCGATGACACATATCTTGCTACTTCCACATACCTCCATTTGTTAAGGAATTTTGTTTTATCATTGGGAAGTCTCATTTTAAGATAACCTTGTTGGATTTTTGACTGTAATTCCAGATAACATATTTTTGTACAGGATTCATTTCTTTACCGTAAGCCCTATAGTACACTGACTCTAGGATTAATCTTTCTAAATCATTTAACAGGATTAACCTTTTATTTAATGGATTTATTGTTTTCTTCATTTTGTGGTTTCCACCTGTGTTCCATTATAGCCTTACCGTCAACGATATTGTGGAGATTTGAGGCAATATTATCCGCCAGATGCACGACCATCTCGACGTTTGAGGTCGGATATGTTTCTGGGATTGGGGACCACGGACCCATGTGGCATCTAATAAGCCTAAGAATTATCTCAATTGTCGGTTTATCTAGGTAAAGGCAGGTTGATGAACTTTCAGACGCATATTTTTTATCTTCCTCTATACACCATTCCACGAATGCATCAACCGTGTATGCGTGTAAGTCATCGTAAATATAGTTTGCATTTTCGTCTTTTTTTGCTTTAGTAACATCATGCAACAAACATGCAGCGTAAACCAAATCTCTTTCTTGAACATCCAACATATAGGAATCACATATATGTTGAGCCAATCTCATGACTCTTTGAGTATGTAGGACGTTTCCACCAATACCGTGTTCGTCAATGGGATTCTCGTCTACGGACATGCTTGCGGGTATTTCCCAAAAATCTTTAGCTTTTAAGAGAATAGATCTTACAAAACTTTTTATATTAGTTGTTTTTATTAAATTTATTTCTTCTAATAAACTAGAAAGTATTTCGTTTTCTTTTTCATTTTTCTTAAACAAAACATCCTCATCCAAAAGTTTATCAAGTATTGTTTTTTTCATTTTTTGTCCTCGTCATAAGAAGAGCCATATTTTTTTATTAACATTTCATATTCTTTATCTATAAGATAATAGATAAATTTAGCTGGATCAAAGAATCCAGTCATATTGCTCATGTAATTTATTTTGTAACTTGATTCATTAGTAAACAAAATTCCTAATCTAGCTTGTTCACGCTTTTTCGACATCTTTCCATCCCTTCCACTTTGAACATGGTTTATCAAATGGACATTTTTTACAATACCAGGTTAAACCTCTTCTTGGGGCAAAGATCTCTTCCTGTGAAGCTTCTTTGGACCAAAATTCTAAAGCAGACAGGTCCTCATTGTTAATCGTGCATGGTTGAAAAATAACATTTGGTTGGGCAAAATCTATATACCCAAATTTTGTATCTTTTAATCTATCTGGATTTCTTTTTAAGAAAGCGTATTTCATTGCACTAAAGTCAGTTTCGTACATATAGTGATGATTATTTTTATAATTAAATAAAAATTTAATAACGTAATATTTTTTATTTTTATATAAGATTAAATCAAAATTATATTTTAAATTAATAACTTTATCAATTGGAACTACAACTGAGTCATTTATGGATATTGGAATATATTCCTGATCACTATAGTTTTTATGAAAAGAACGAAACAACGCCGCTGCTCTTGTGGTTAGGCTGGCGGTATTACCATATGCCGTTTCGTGCTGCTCTGTTATTATATCGTAATCGGAAACATCTTCAGCAAACCATATCTTTTGCCACCTGTTCAACAGAGAATCGTAAGAGGGAGTTAATCCATCTTTCTGCTTTTTGTAAAAAAAATAAAAAACAATCTGTTTAATTGTGTTTTCAAACTTTTCCGAGACTAGATCTCTGCCGTTTATTTTTTCTGGCAGTTCATCTTTATGCCTGTATTTATATAATAATGCACAAGTTTGATAATCTTTTATTCCTTTTGGTGTAATAATATTCATTAAGAAAAGTCTCCATTGCTCAGTAGGTCATCCAATATGGAAGACGCGTCATAGGATTGATTTGTAACTATTTCGTATTCTTCGTATATCTTTTTAGAATCTACGTACCTAACCAGGGGTGGCTCATATGCAAAAGTTGAACCAGTTATTCTGTTTTTTGGTATCTGCAGTTGCATTATACTTTCGTCTTCTGAGTCATCTCCGCTAATTAATTTTTTCTCAGTAATAAAGATTGTTATTGCGCACTTCTGCTGAATGGCCAGCGATCCGCCAGTGTCAGACTGCATAACCACTTCTCGTCTTTCTTTCATTCTGTTTGAGTTTTCTTGTGCGGTAATAATTAAGACGCAGTTCATATCTCTTGATAGCTTCTCTAAGCGAACCATCATTTCCTCAAATTCACCCCATCTAGCTTTTCCTTTGGATCTGGTAAACATAGACTGTATAGTATCTATTACGATGACATCTGGAATATCTTGATTCTGCAAAAGGATTTCTCTTAACCATTTTTCAAGATCTTCAAAATAGGGAGTATCAGGGTCGTGCTTAACCATTAATCTATCGCCCCACTTAAGTAATTTTTGCATAAAGGTATTCATATGCTTTTTCTTATCTTCCTCATTCCAGGATCCCGCTTCGGCATAAACGTTTTTTCCTATAATCTGAGTCATCAATATTCTCTCCCAATGACTTCTGGCTTCTTCAAAATTTATATACAAAGCCCTGTACCCGTTGTCTAACCAGTTATTTACAAGGCATTTTGCAAATGTGCTTTTGCCTTTTCCAGATGCGGCTATGATTGCATGAACAGAGCCTCTGTAAAAACCACCATCGTTGGTGTATCCCATCGCCCTATTTAATGATTTGTATTGAGTAGAAAGAAAATCTGGAGTATCCAATAACGAGTCAATTTTATCTATCATTTCATTGGCTGTAACAACCCCATCATACGGATTGTAATTAATCTGATTTTCCAAAGTGGTTATCTCTATTGCTAAAGACGTCATCTTTGAAAGATCTTCTTCTGACTTTAACCCCTTTTGACCTAGGATAATCTCAAGTTCTTTTAATAAATTACGTTGTTTTAGTTTATTATATTTATGTTTTATTACTTTAGTTACGGCTTCTGGAGTGGACAATTCCATTTTATTTAATACGTCCATAATTAAATCAACACCATTTTGACCATTTAGAGCTTGGTAAAGGTCGCTTTCATTTTGCATCCAGTCTCTGAATGCGATAGGATCAACGATGCCCAACTCAGTTGAAGTCGAGTATGAAATCAACGCTTTATAAAACTCATTTATGCCATTTTGGTTCTCAAGAAAACCAACCATTTCTGGTTGAAGATTATCTTTAAAAAACCCAACCGCCCCCTGACACCTAAAGGATAATGCGAAAAGCTGGTATTCAATCGGATACGGTCCTGCAGATTCTACGAGGTTGATATTATCTGTCATGATAGTTCTTTTTATTTTTCATTTTTTTATATAGATCTTTTTTTCTTTTGTTATATTTTTTCTTCTGCTGTTGATAGTATGGATTATCTACTAAATTTCTTTTTTTAGTTTTTTGTTTTATTTCTGGCTTCGCGATACGTATCGCCTGCAACATTCTATCATATACCGCTTCTTCCGTAAGAAGATCATTATATCTAAAAACAACCAAAACTATTCCAAGCTCCTCGCACTTTTGCAATTTTGTTTTATCTCTTTCTACAGCTTGATCAAAGTCATACTTTGACTCATAGAATCTTTGTGTATAATAAAAGTGCTGTCTTCCATGAAATTCTGCCGCCAACTTATAAGAAGGACAATATACATCTAATTTCATCTTGTCACCAATATGATATTCGTTAATAATTTTTTGTCCTGGCAGAAGTTTCTTCATTAAATGCGTTAGGGCATTTTGCCCTCTTGAGGATTTTTTCTTTTGCTCTTTTATCCAAGATAGGCCTAGAGAATTTATTTTTTTGTTTAGATCACTGTACTTTAACTGCATCTCCTTTGCTATTTCGGAGATTGTTAAATCAGAATCAAACAAAAGATCTATTAAAAATAAATCGTCTTCTTTATCTGTTTTGATTTGAGTTTTTTTCATTGAACTTTTTTTCATTTATGAATTTTGATTTAGAAAAACTAATAATCTTTCCAAAATCTAATATTGATAAATTGAAATTGTTCCATATTCTGTGAGCCAGAGCAGAAGAAAGTACTGAACAGTCAAGCAATATCATATCCGACCTATCCTTTATAGCATCTATTTTTTCACATATATTATCTAGTTGATTTTCATAATTATTATACGGAACGTGAATATGTCCTGCTGGAAAACCTAAAAGCTTAGTTATTTGTTTTTTATCATTGAAAGAAACAATGATATATGGTGTATTTTTTATATAAAATTCTACAAAAGAATCAAAGATTACTTGATTGTTATAAAAATAACTTTCTAAAGTAGATGAATTAAAATAAATTGAATTATCCTTAAAGATGGATATATCTATTTCTTCTTCTTTTTCCGAATTATACACATAAGATGCCGGAATCGCTTTCATGTAAGAATCATTCTTGACGTCGAACGAACTTTGAATCTCCGATACAAAGGTTTCAGAAACGATGCCCTTCTTGTTATTACCCAAAGCCTGGAGAGATGTTTTGGGAAAACACACATAGGCATATTTATCGTTGGATAACATTTTCTTAGTCAATGCTTGTATTGTTTGCGTTTGTGTTGCTATCTTTATTTTATTTTTCATATTATACTCCAAAATTACCCCATCTTACTAGTACTGGATTTTTATCTACTATTGATTCTATGTGATTTATGTCGTGAAATTGACCATTATCTATTTTTACATATCTTTCATACTTAGAAATTTTATCTTCATTTTTTTCATATCCCATATGTTTCATGATTAAATTTGAATTTAACCAATAATTTCTTTGCCTTATCCAATCTATAACGTAAGAGGGTTCTGATCCACAGGCAAGTTTTTTATTTAAAAATCCGCCATTTTCCTTAAATCTAAAGATTCTTGAACTATTATTTGGCGCCCAAAGCTTATCAATCCTATAGTGAGTGTTGTTCCACATGTGATAAAATTTTACGTTTACTACATCAAATTCAGATTTACTTAAAACTTCTTTAATATTTAAAGAAGAAAGATCATTTTTTGTATACAACATTTCATCACAATCAATAGCTAGAATCCAATCACCAACTTTTGCATGCTCCGAAAGATTACCCCAAGCAGCTGCCCTAAGATGGCCTTCATGTTTTGAAAAAAGTGATTCTTTATTTTGATAGGTTTGGCAGTATTGTTTTGCAATTGAATAGGTAGAATCCGTAGAGCAATCATCCGTAAAAACAATTAGGTCAACTTGTTGAGATAGTCTTTCAAGAACATCTTTTAAATATCTATGTTCTTCATTTTTTCCAACCACTTGTGCAATTAACTTTTGCATTGTTTTTCCTTGTGTGTAAAAGCGGTGTCGACACTTTAGATCGACACCGCTTCACGAATAGATATTAGATTTCTAACATCTCCCTAACGTCTACTGCTGAAACTCTTTCCACGTCTGTATTTGTGGAAAGGATTTCGCCCTTAACATTCTTGCGTCCAAGGGCAATCTTCTCCGCCTCCGACTTATTTCTTGCCTTAACAAGAAACGAGGTCTTAACTTCAAAGTAGTTGAATTTATTATCTGACATATTTTTTCCTTTATGATTGAATTGGTTAATTACAGATAGATATTATATCGACCCAATCAAGAAAAGTCAACCTGGAAAAGGCAGAAAGGTCTGCACTAACTGTCCTTTTTGAATTCCGCCCAGGTTTTATCACCTACACCATAGTATTCCCTTGCAAGGCCTGCGGCAACGATGTCTGTATTAAGACAGTTGCCAGTTTCATCCCAAACCTTAGCTAATACTCTGCCGTATTTTTCATTCTTATCCAAAATAGTTTCTATCTTAACTTTATGGTTTGCGCGAGTAAGCCACTGATCAGTAAATTCTTTTGCGGCTAATCCCTTTTGCTTTTCAGCTACATCTTTAGTGCGACTTTCTGGCGTATTAACGCCATAAAGGCGCACTCTACCTTTCCTAAGAGTGTCAAAACCAAGATCAATTACGATATCAAATGTATCGCCATCAACTACCTTTTTAACTTCTGCATTGTATATCCATGGATTTAATTTATCTTTCACGATTATATCCTTCTTTTTGATTGTTTGACACCCATTATAACAGGGGGATTAGTATTTGTGCAATCCACGTTGCAACAGGAGAGGCCACTCCGTTTCCACATTGTGTGTATCTGTGTATGTCTGCTTGTCCGCAAGTCCAATCATCCGGCCAACCCATAAGACGCTCACACTCAATTGGGGTAAGCTTTCTTACAACAGGATTGTTGTTTTGCATCTCCGCAACTATTGGCGTACCCCTACCGTATCCGTCTTCACTGGAATCCATTCTGGACGTTAATGTATGGGCTGTAGTCCCTAAAACAGATACGGCGCTGCGTGTATCTTTTTGTTTGTATAACACTATTTTTCCCTCATAAACCTGCTGTTGCTGCGGAAATTTCCAATCCGAAGCTGCTAACGGTCCAATTATTGAGTTGTAGTTATCATACTGGACCAGGGTATTACTGTCTTCGTTGGATCCTACTGTTGTTTTATCTGTGTAGCTACCCTCTGTAGGGCTTCCATCAAGACTGTCGGAAGGATTCTTGATCGACTCTGAGCCCTTCTCAATATGCCCTGACATGCCTTCGGGGAAAGGGAATAGCGGATCGGGACATCTTTTGGCGACTGTAGGATCAAAGACAGACACGAGGAACACTCTTCGACGTCGTTGTGGGACTCCGAAGTATTGCGCATCCAAGACACGCCATTCCTGCTCCAGCGCCCCTGCTTCAGCCATTTCGTAGAGAACTTGGTTAAAGTCGGCTCCTTTACTGGAGCTAAGCGCTCCATAGACATTTTCCCAGATAGATAATTTGGGGTACTTTCCATTTGTTATCTCCCTTATTTCTTTGATGATTCTTACGCCCTCGTAGAACAATCCTGAGCGTTTTCCACTCAGGCCTACTCGTTTACCTGCCGCAGAAAGGTCTTGACACGGAGAGCCCCAAGCAACAACATCAATCGTCGGTGCATGATCCAGAACATATGCGCCAGTCAGGGTGGAAATATCCGTCCATCGCGGCACTTCGGGCCAATGACGCTCTAATATCTTTATTGCATGCTTATCCCACTCGCATTGAAACACTGTTTTCATACCCGCACGTTCTAAACCAAGATCAAAACCACCTACTCCAGAAAACAATGAAAGTACTTTAGGAATAAAAATTGAATTTTTGCTTTGTGACATAGGATATTTTAGTCTCTTCCTATTCCCATATAATCTCTTTCTTTCTTTGTTTATTATACTTTTACATTATACTTGAATCTTTGTAGTCTTTCCAATCTGGTATTGGTTTAGTATTAGGATTTTTGGGAATAAAATTTGCACTTACAACAATTCTGGTTTCTTTTGAATTATGCCTATTGGTCATATGCGGAATATAAGAGTTAAAGATCATCATTTTTCCAATTTTTGTTGGTATATAAACTGGGTGTACTATTTTATTGCAAAAAGTCAAGTAAAAAATAAAATCTGAACTGCCTTCTGGCACCTTGGTGTAAAAAGATATTGACCAATAATCGAGCGGATGCATATGGGTATTTGAATCGTGAGTATGGTAATTAACGCTTTGGCCCTCGCTAAGTATAATTGTCCATATTCTTTCACATATCATTTCTTGTCCTATTGTTTTTTCAACTTCTTCTAAAATTTTATTTTTTAAATCTATACAAGCAGGTGTATTTGGAAAATTACTATCTTCATATATAGAATTTTTTATATCTGAAGTTATTTTAGAATTACGTAATTCTTCTATATCTTTATTAATTTGATTAAAATCAACATTGGAGATTTCTATCACAAAAATAGGAACCTCAAATATAATTGATCTTTCTGCTTTAGGATATTTTGAAAAAAAACTTGCGTTTTTGTTTTGTGACATAAAATGTCCTAGTCTCTTTCTATCCCCATATAATCGCAAGCATTACGAAATAATGATTGACTTGTTTTAAACTGTGCATCAGCGTGACTGTATCCTTCTCCCGGTTTAGGGGAGGAAGCATGCCAGCTGTGACCAATGGATACGGAACCATCATACACCACGTTATAACCCAAATGTCTAGCGAAGTATGAGCACCAAGTCTCCTCGTAATAATGAGGTGTTGGAAGAAAGGCTCCGGTTGCATTCGGATATAATTCTCTATATTTAGTATTATTTGTTAGTTCATTCCATACCGATCTTCTAACAAAGTATGCGGAACCGGATACGGTCACGCAATCGATCCTGTCTCTATAAAGAGAATCTGTTGGATCTGGCTCCATCCAACCCCTGTGTCTAGGCTGTGTATTGGTGCCAACAATTCCTGCGTGCCTTATAAGACCATATTCATCTCTTTGTTTTGGTCCAAGAATATGAACATTTTTTTCTTGATTAAAGATTTTACAAATTTTTGTTATATCTTCATTTGTAAACCAAACATCGGCATTAAGTAATCCTATAACACTATTCGACCCAAGGGCCGCAAGCTTATTGCACGCAGCTGAATACCCGATGTTTTTGTTTAAGCGTACCCTATCTATTAGATAGTCATCTTCTTTAGATCTAAAGAAATCAATTGTGTCATCACTGGAGTCATTATCGGCTATATATAAATTCCAAAATTTTTCTGAATGATTTCCAGTGAACAATTGGTCGTGAAGACTATTTAACAACCTTTCCAGTAGCGGCCTGGTATTGTAGTTAACAACACAAAGATCAATCATTTTTCTCAAATTTATTTTCTATTACGCTTTTAAAGGCGTTGTCTTCACTCATTCCAAACTCAAGATATTTTCTATACTTATCATAGGCCTCTTGAACATTTTTAGAATCGTAATGTTCTATAAAAGAATTATATGGTTTATATTCATGAGAGTTAGAGAAATATTCAAACTGCGGAAAAGGATTTTTGTTTCTTTTCCAAAGAACATAAAAACAAGCAGATACTATTACTACAGCGGTTAAGTATTTAGTCCCAATAGTCTTCATCGGAATCTTCCTCTCGTGCAATGTATACGTTTTTTATTGCAGAATTGACAGCAAATAAAACCCTATTACATAGCGCTTTTTCGTCGTCCGAAATGTGACTGCAGGCTAATGAGGCGTATGTTTTTTGAATATGCATGAACGCCTCTAGGTCCTCTATTGCATAAGTTTGACCAGGCTCAAGTTTAATTCCTTGTTTCTTTTTCTTATTTGTTTTCTTACTCATTGCTTTTTACTTTCTTTTTAGTTTTCTTTATTTCTATTTCTTCTTCTGCTATATCTTCTTTTGATACAAGATATGCACATAGATTATCGGTATCTGGCTCAAAGGATACAAATAAAATCTTTTTATCATCTTCCGAATACCCTTCTGGTGGGGGAGATTCTATGGCTATTTTCTTTGAAGAGCAGCCATATACTTGACTATGATTTTTATATACGACAATATAATTTAATTTTGAAGCTGGCATAGCACTATGATACTACCACAATACCGATAAACAAACTAAGCAGGAGTGCAACTAAAACTGTAGTTATTTTTTGAGATTTAGTATTAACTCTAGCATTTAGTAAATGCATGCTGATTGTCCAATTAAAAAAAACTACAAATAAAAATATCTTAATTAAGTTTATAGCCATATTAACTCACCAATCTTCCAATCGTAATTGGAAATTTTTGTTCTGCAAAAACGCGTACTGCCCTTGCGTACTCCTGTATTTCTACCTGAGAATCTTCCGCTAATCTTTGAGTTAAAAAAAGACATACTGACTGAACGCTGCATGACCACCTGTAGATAATATGCATACCGTAGGCTGGAAGAAACAGTCTAGCCTGCTCCGGTGCCACACCCTGCTGTATTGCCATGTTATAGAGGGCCTCTCCTTGCTTAACATAGTTATTAAGCTCATCCGTTAATACGGCACCCTGCCATGGGCCCATCGGGCCGCCAGAGCCCTGCTTTTTGTCTTCTGGTGCAGTTCGCCATTCGTTACTTTTTGGAATATAAAATTCCGGTTCCATCGTTATATACCTTCTGGATGATTCGTTCCAAGAATCCATTGTATGGTCAGAACCAACAACATACTTCCAGTGCTGCCTAGCAACCATCAATGGAGCCTTAATCTCAAAAGTCATAAAAGCATGCCTAAATGGAGACATGTGATTTTCTCTTATTAAATAATCAATAAGGCGTGCGTCTCTTGCCTCCATGGTTTGTGACTCTTTTGCAAAAGACGCTCTTGCGGCGTTTACGATTGACAAATCACTGCCCATACAATCAACAAATCTAACATACCCATTCCCTAAAACAGGTATAACATTTGTATCTTTTTCCACTATTCTTCCTCTGGTAAATCTATATGATCCTTCTCTATCAAGTCTAGCATAAAATTGTTGAAATCACTAGTTTTTTTGTATAAAGATTTTAAAAAATTATTTATCTCTGGAGGAACCTGATAGTATTCTTCCCTACATTCAAATAAATTCTTTATAATAATATTTATTTCTTGAATAGTGATTAATAGTTCTGCGTTAAGATTACTGCAAAATTGAATGTACTTATCTGAGTTAATTTTATGAAGATCTTCTATTTTTTTATATTCAAAATTAGAAACTATTTCCTTAAATGCTTTATTTATAGATTCTTCATTATTACCGATGACTGTTCATGTTAATTTACATTAGTTTTTATGAATTTAATCTCACAAGAATCTGTTGTGCAGTAGCGTTCTCCTATTGCATCTGCCGCCATTCCGGCATAAACCCCAGTAAGATCAATTGGAAATAATTTACTTGCCTGCTGTAAGTATTCTTCTTCGGTAATTTGCGTATATGGCATTTGTGGATATGTGTCATTGCCGCTAGGCAAAAAGGAAACTGTTTTTAGCTGACCATCATGCATATGCAGAACCGTACCGACATACTGGGATTCAGTGTCCTTATTAAATGACACGGTTACGGAAACAGAATTGTCAGACCAATATCTTTGCGCAGTAGTAGCAAGTGCAATCTTCTCAAAAATTGTTACATCTTTTTCCGATCTAATAGCGTTAGATTTAATTGGAAAATAAACAACCGATGTAGTATCTGGTGACTCTGCGGCTGGTTCAATTTTGTAATTTGCCATCTTAAAAAGCGGAAGCATTGGGTCTTCGTTGGAAAAACGAATCGTTCTGTTGAAGTATTTGCCGCCGGGAGTCCAGTGAACTCCTGGGGATTCTCCAGCCAAAATCGATACAGTTCCAGATGGTTTTACTGTCGTCGTCTTAATTGACTCTCGTATACCCAACCATTCGGAATATACATTGTCGTACCTTTGCACTGTTTTATAGCCTTGATTCATCCAATCTTTAAGAATTGGCATTCCTAATCGATCAGCAAAATCCGCAACACCCGACATTGAAGTGCCAATGCGGCGGTTGCGCTGCATGATTGCGTTTGTTTCTTCCCAGTGTGTTGGAAGAAGGGTTACTGTTTTGGCATATAGATAAGCAAATTTTAATGTTCGCTTATAATCCTCTAATGAGTCATGCCTGCCAAGATACGTTTCTACCAACGTGCAGCATTCATAGGACTCAAGAGATTGTTCTGCGCATGGATTGTATCCTGCGACCCTGTGATCTTTATTATTGGGCGGATCAATTAATCTTCCATACTTTCTAGAAACGTCCATCCAAATAACCCCAGGCTCACCATTAAGAGATATGCCGTCTATGACTGAAGACAAATCTGCCCCAACTTCTGTTTCTACAGAATTATTAGACATCCATCCCCATCCTGGAGCTAGAGGATCGTACGAGTTTCTTTCTGGAAATTTTTCTTTATTTTTTAGATTTAAAAATTCCTGATCGTCCAGTCTTCCTATTAGAAGTTCCGCAGAACGACGTACGTTTCCAGAAACAACACAAACTCCGATTAAATTACCTATATCAGCTATATCCGTTCTTGTGAGCTTAGATCCAGCCCTACCGTCAAATATTTTACGGATGTACTGATGCAGCCTCAATAACGGCTCATGACCAGCCGCAACACCACCAAATGTTTTTATTGGAGTTCCAGATGGTCTTATCTGCGAATAGTCAAAAGAATACTTTGATTGATGTTCTTTTAGGTAGGAATTTAAAATGAGCACAAGAGACTCCACCCAGCCTTCTCTGGTGTCGGGAATGACATAGGTAGTATTTTCATCACCTGGTTTATAGATTGTAAAGTCTTTATCCGCACCTTTGTCGTCGAATCC